AATGCTACCTCATCTTTCCAGCTCCCCTTCATTTGGTCAACGGCACTTTGCTCCCATGCCACTTTACCAGCGATCTGGTCTTCTTTTAGTTTTTGAGTTGCTTTAATAGTTGTAAGTTTTAATTCTTGTTTCGCTTTCTTTGTTTCTACGAAACCCTTGACGCCATCAGCGACGACGCCAAGTAAAGGTTTAGCAAGTAGTTGCCACATAAATTCTTAGATAGCTCCTATTATGATTATAACGATTATAGCTACTATCGCAGCTTTAATCCAATCTTTCATCTTCCAATCGGACCACTCTTTCAAGTGTGACCATAGATCTTTTAGTAAGTTCATACAAACCTCCTTATTAGTTGGCGAAGTTATACTACTTTACGCCCTTAAATGGAACTTTTTTAATTTGCATTTTACTAGTTTGCCCTTTTGGACCTGGACCTTTGTTCTGTTTGTACACAAACGGAGCAAAACTTATTGCTGCGTCTGATCCCACCACAGGGTTTGGAAAAGGGTTAGTTTGCTTTACTACCTCTACTTTAGTTTTTTTAAAATTCATTAATGTATCGTTGGTTTTACAAGTTCAATTAGATCTAGACCACCTTGATCTAACAAAGCATTAGCTTCTTCTAAACTAAGATGATCGTAAATCAAAACTCGAGACACAGCCATCATAGCTCCTGCCAAAAGTATACTATCTTGTGAGTTTTTACTACTGTTTTTTGCTATAATCATCAGCTTGTCAAAATAATCAGCTAGTTTTTCTTCTGCGTTTCCCATTTTTAGATATTCCTGCCTCATTAAGTGCTATTGCTATTGCTTGTTTTCTAGATTTAACCTTTTTTTTAGAGCTGCCAATGTTTAATTTGCCTTTTTTAAACTCACGCATTACTTTTGCGACCTTTTTCTCTCTTTTTTTCACTATTTTTTCTTATCTAAGTTAACATTTGCACGTAGTTGAGCAATATCTTCGTTAGAATCTATTTTATCTTGTGCTAATTTTGCTTGTTGACTCAATTTTGCGGCATCTAATTCTAATTTTTGACTATCATTCTCTGCTTTTCGTTGAATATCTTGTGCTCTTAGCTGTAATTCTTGTTCTTTAAGTGAGATTAAAGGATCTTTTCCTTGTGGTTGCATTGCCTCTTGCTCCTCTATGAACATTTCACTAATAAAATTAGAAACTTTATCTGCGACTTGTACTTCGACTTGTTTTTGCATTTGTAATTGAAGTTCGGGTGGAATTTTACCACCAAATTTTGCAGCTTCTTGCTCTAAAACTTCGTTCATCTGTGCTTCAACCTCTTCTCTTGCTAATAGAGATACATGTTCCATAACATGAGCCTGTAACAAAGTGCTTGCTTGTGGATTTGATCTAACCAATAAAGAAGACATGAATATTCTATGAGCCTCTATGTGTTGTTGATGTGCTTGACCTCTAAAAGCTAGGAGTTTTTTACCTAACAATGACTCTGAATTTTCAATTGCTGGGTCTTTAGGTGTATCTGGTTTAGGCACTGGTAATATTGCATCAATATCTTTGACGCCAAGTGCTTGATACATTCTTTTGTAAGCTTCATACAGATTGTGTTGATTTGGATCTGATTGAGCCATTTGTAATTGTGTCTGTGCCAAGGTAACTCTTTGTGACATTGAAAATATGTTAGGATCTGACACTGGCATAATATCAACTGCCTCACTAAAGTCTGATGATTTAATACTAGGTACAGCGTTTTTACCAACGTCATAAGGATACATTGGTGAGTAAAAATCTTAATAAATTAAATTCTATTTTTTGTGCATAGTGTAATCTTTTATGTATTGCACTCATAACTCTTGAGCCACGTTCAATCAAAGCCATCGTGGTTCCCACAGGCGCATTAGCTGCAACACTATCGCCAATTTTTTGATCTGCTATAGTTGCAAATCTTTGACCTGCTTGAACTACAAAACCTAACAATTGAAATAAAGTAGCATCTGCACCTTTGTACGGTAAAGGCATTAGTCCAGCACGTAGATCACCACTAGGAGCATCTACGTCTCTAAATTCTCCTGGTTGAATAGGATTATCGTCATCACGAATACGCAAGCCCCTTGCTTTAAAACCTGCAGGTAGGTTAGCTAAAGTGCCAGCATCTAACAATTGTCTAAGAGCAGCTGTTGCAGTTCTAGATAAACCACCAAGCATGTGAATTAAACCAAAGCCATAAAATCCTAAGCCTGGTAAAAATTTATAATGAACAAAATATTGTTTTTTCTTTTTGAGTGTGTCCGTTTGATCATAGTTTCTGTAAATAGATAAAACTTTTTGTGATCCTTCATCAATAGTTACAATGTAAGGTAATTTTATTCCATCAGAATCTTCAAATCCTGGCACGTCTAAATCACAGTGTATCTCTAGTAAGGTATAATTTTCATTACTGTATGCATTCGAAGTTGGTCTTACACCATCTAATTTATTTACAGCTTCTCTTATTTGACTATTTGTATCGGATGAATCTTCTTTTATTTCTACATCTCTGTAAAATCCCTGCACTTGTAATTTTCTTATTTCATTTTCATTTCTTCTAAGAACATGTGTAACTCTTTCTGCTGACGCTAAATCTGTTGAAGTATAAGGCACAACAACATCTTCACTTGGAATAAATTTAGAAACTGCTCTATCTAAGGTGGAATCAAAATAAACTTTTTTAAAAGCAGAGCCTGATAATGGTAAATAAAATAACATTTGATCCAGATCAGGATCATAATCTTCCATAACATGCATTATTTGATAATTCATAAACTCTTGCACTCTTTGTGCTTGCTCTTCTTTTTGAGCGCTTGTTTGACCTATGATTTGTGTTCTTACTGGACCATTAGCTGGTAATAATTCTTTGTAAGCTTGTGCTTGAAACTGTGTCACTGTTTCAGATAATAAAGGATGAGTTACACCACTTGACCCCTGAAATGGTTGTGATCTTTCTTCGTAATTAAATCCTAATAGTTTTAGTCCTTTTGAATACGAGTCATGCCATTCTTCTCTTGATGACTTATCTTCTTTGTAATCACCAATTAAATCATTTGATATTGTATTAAGATCTTCTTCATCAATAAGTTCTGCTAAATTTTGGTCAAATTCACTGTCAACTTCTTCTGGTATTGGATTTACGATTGCACCACCGTCATCTGTCATTTCAACATTTTCAACAGTTAATGAATCATCTGGAGTCTCTACTGTTATAGACTCTGCATTTATTTCTGTTGGC